GTAGAAGTAAATGATTATTATCGTCGGTGGGTAGACCAGACGTTTGAATGGATGAGATCAGTTCGTAAGGCTTGGGTCGACAGAACCCTTCCTGAAAAGAACTATCGCTCAAATTCAAAAATTTGCAAATCATGTCCTATTAAAAAGGCTTGTGCAGATGCTGGCAAGGGAGACTTTAAACTAAAGTCCTTGGAGCCTATAGATGAAGCATTGTCAATGGTGTGATAAAGAATTTAACACAGAGATAGTCTATCAAATATACTGTTCTCCAGAGTGCAGAGATCTTTCAACAAAAGAAAAAATTGCTGCAAGGTATCTAATTTCTAGACGACAAAAAAGAAAAGGCAAGGAAAGAAGTTGCAAATCATGCAAAGAGGCTTTATCAATTTATAATGATGACAACCTTTGTGTAAAATGTAATGTCAATCCTTCTGATGTAGCAAAAGCACTAAAAACAATTAAGGATAATTTAAAATGAAACTAGCAGAAGCAATAGGAACTCAGGTTCCAAAAACTATTTGTGCTATCGATGCAAGCACTAATAGCCTTGCTTTTGCTATTTTTAATACAGAAGAAAAGACTTTGGATGCAGTTGGAAAGATTAATTTTGTAGGAAAAGATACCTATGAGAAGGTTATGGATGCTGGTAAAAAGGTAAAAGCATTTCTTGATATATATGGTTCATTTGAAGCAATAGTAATTGAGCATACTGTATTTATGAATAGCCCTAAGACAGCAGCAGACCTTGCTCTTGTTCAAGGGGCTATACTTGGGGCAGCAGGTCAGACTGGAACTAAGATCATAGGCAAGGTGGCACCAATTACTTGGCAAAACTTTATTGGTAATAAAAAAATATCTAAGGATGAACAATTATTTATTCGTTCTCAGAATCCAGGAAAGTCAGAATCTTGGTACAAAAACTATGAAAGAAATCTTCGCAAAGAAAGAACAATTAATTTTATTAATATTCAATATGATAGAACTATAGATGATAATGATATTGCTGATGCCTGTGGAATTGGTCATTGGGCAATTAAAAATTGGAATAAAGCAGTAGGAGGGACTGAATAATGCCAGAGTTAAATGCAAACATACCACCAATACATTGTTATGTGCGTGGAAACTATTTAAGAAATCACCAAGATAGTCATGATAAGTACTTTGAGTGTGTTGTATTTGGTGTCTCAAGTTTAAAATCAAGAAGTCCACTGTTTCATATTATGATGCCAGATGGTGGCTTATGGTGGAGACTTCCGATTTCTGCCTTTTGCACAGAGCCAGGGATTCCTGAAGTAGACCTACATAATTTAGTTTTGTGGAACTCTTTTAGTCACCACATTTCTGTAACTCAGTTTGAAAATCTAACAAACCTTAGAATGTCTTATATAGATAGAACAAAGACAATGCATAAAGGAACATACCTATTTACATTGGACTGGCACAATCCAGACACAAATGTATTAGATGACGGTTACTCTGAAAGCCCAGCAGATCACAAGTGTGGTCACGTTATACAAAGAGATGATGGAAACTTTGCTATCCAACCTAACAATCGGGTCCGTGTGTATGAGCCATCATTTACCCTTGAAAAAGAATACCTAATTGATAGAATAATTAATGAAAGAAAATATGATGTTGAAAATCAAGATAAGTGGATCATGGAAAACTCTGATAGGTTTAACTATGATATTACTGAGAAAGAAGTTGACAATTAATATCGTGGGTGCTAAACTATATACATCAGAGGCTTTTATGCGTAAGAGATATCTTGTAGACAAGAAATCTCCAGAAGAGATTGCAAAGGAGTGTGGATCAAGTGTTGAAACTATCTATGTCTACCTTGCTAAATTTGGATTAAGGAAATCAAAACGATGAACAAAATTGAAAAAACATTGGTTGCGGTTGCAGTTGTAGGCATGGTAGGATTTGGTTTTGCAATTGCTGTATTAAAAGGAATTCCAGAAGCATTTGACTGGGAACTTGATGAAGAGGAAAACTATGAGTGAAGAAACCCAGTTTACTATTGGCCAGGTCTGTGATGAGATAAAGTCAATGCTTATTGCAAAAAATAAGTCTTATGGAGATTCAGCGCTTAACCCAGTTAGAATTTTTGCTACCTCTGATAATGTTGAACAACTACACGTTCGCATTGATGATAAACTTTCTAGGATTTCAAGAGGCGGATCTTTTGTTGGTGACAATGACATTGATGACTTGATTGGCTATTTAATATTGCTAAAAATTGCACGGGAGTTAAATAATGTCAACTGAAGATGATTTAGTTAAGCACCTTGATCAAGTAAATCAGGTAGTAGAAGAATACCTAAAGGGTAACGACCCAACGGTAATTTCAAAACAACTCGACATACCAAGACAAAGGGTAGTTACACTTATTAATGAGTGGAAGGTAATGGCATCTGCTAACGATGCTATCCGTGCTCGTAAGGCTGGATTGCTTGAGAACAAAGAACTTGCAGAAGAAATGATTGAGATTGAGCGTCGTCAAGAAGTTCTTGTTTCAATATTAAAAGATATTGCATCTGAGTATCCTCAGATTCGTGATGAGATTATGCGTAGACTTTCTTCATTTGCAAAAGACAACGAGGTGATTACAGTTGTCCACGATGTTCAATGAGTTCCTTGAAGCATTAAAGGATGATCATTTTGAAGAGATTCCAGTAGATGCAAAGACATTTGTAGAGGGTGAAGCCTATCTTGGGCAGCCACCACTATCTGATGTTCAATACGATATCGTTGAAGCAATGAGCCAGATCTATCGTAAAGAAGATCTGATAAATATGATGGGTGAAGAAAAAGGAACTAAGTATTACAATAAGTACACAAAGAATGAAATTATCCTGCAACTTGGCAAGGGATCTGGAAAAGACTTCACATCAACCGTAGCCTGCTCATACATTGTATACAAACTTCTATGTCTTAAAGACCCAGCAAAGTATTTTGGTAAGCCCTCTGGAGATGCTATTGACCTTATTAACGTGGCTATTAACGCACAACAAGCAAAGAACGTTTTCTTTAAAGGTTTTAAGACTAAGATTGAAAAGTCTCCTTGGTTTGTTGGAAAGTATAATGCTAAGGCAGACTCAGTTGAGTTTGACAAATCTATTACAGTTTATTCTGGTCACTCAGAAAGAGAATCACACGAAGGTTTGAACTTGTTGCTTGCAGTTCTTGATGAGATTTCTGGTTTTGCTTCTGAGATTGGAACAGGAAATGATCAAGGTAAGACTGCTGACAATATCTATAGAGCATTCCGTGCTTCCGTAGACTCTCGTTTCCCAGACCTTGGTAAGGTTGTTTTGCTTTCATTCCCAAGATATCCAGGGGATTTTATTTCAGAAAGATATGATGCGGTAATTGCTGAGAAGGAGTCAATTGAAAAGACTCATAGGTTTATCATTAACCCAATCTTGCCAGAAGATGATCCAGATAACTACTTTGATATTTCCTGGGATGAAGATCAAATCATCTCATACAAATATCCAGGCGTATTTGCATTAAAGAAACCAACTTGGGAAGTAAACCCTACAAGAAAGATTGATGATTTTAAGATTGCTTTTTTAACAGACATAGGCGATGCTATGCAAAGATTTGCTTGTGTTCCAACATTTGCATCAGATGCATTCTTTAAGCAGTCTGAAAAGGTAAGATCTTGTATGACAGCAAGAAATCCTGTGGATAACTTTAGAAGGTTTGATGAATCTTTTAAGCCAGACCCAGATAAGGTTTATTATGTTCACGCTGACCTTGCACAAAAGCACGATAAGTGTGCAGTTGCCATTGCTCACGTAGATAAGTGGGTAAACATTCAGGTAATTAACAACTACGAACAGGTGGCACCAATTGTAGTAGTAGATGCAGTAGCGTGGTGGGAGCCAAAAGTTGAAGGGCCTGTTAACTTATCTGAAGTAAAGATGTGGATTCAGAACCTTCGCAGGCTTGGCTTTAACATCGGAATGGTTTCCTTTGACCGTTGGCAGTCGTTTGACATTCAAAACGAATTGAAGCAGGTAGGAATGAGAACCGATACTGTTTCTGTTGCTAAGAAGCACTACGAAGATATGGCAATGCTTGTATATGAGGAAAGATTAGTAATGCCAGCAATCGAATTATTATTTGATGAACTAACACAGTTATACGATTAGTGATCGACCTAAGCAAGTTGACACACTATCTGAGAACGTGATACAATATAAACCTATGCCAGATGATGTAAAAGATTATCTGGATAGATTCAATCTAATATAAAGAAAAGGAAAAAATAAATGAATTCATTTAAGAAAATCTCAATTGCTACTGCTGCAGCCCTAGCAATCGTTGGACTTTCTGTAGCACCTTCTTCGGCAGCACCTCTGACCGTAGCAGTTGCATCAGCAACTAACGCAACAACGGCGACAGCACCAGCAACCGTAGCAGTGCCATCAGCAAACCAGATTACATCTGGAACATCTGTAGCACTAGCAGCAACAGCAGATACAGGAACAATCGTTTCTTTTACTGCTTCATCAACCGTTAAGTTGGTTGCAGCACTACACACTTCAAGTGCACCAGTTTCTGTTGCATCAGGCGTGTCAACTCTTTCAGTAACATCTGCAGGAGCAGCAATCACAGTTTATGCTTATACAACAACAACAGCAGTTGGATCAGTTACCATTGTTAATGGCGCTTATTCAACAATTGTATACATCAAGGGAACAGCAGGAGCAGCATCAAATGTTGCAGTCTCAGTTCCTTCAGCAACAGCAGTTGGAACAGTTCCAACAATCACAGTTTCAGCAACAGATGTTTTTGGAAACGCAATCGCAACAGGTGAAACAATTACTGCTACAGTAATCGGATCAACATTTGCTGACGGTTCATCTACAAAGAATCTAGTTACCACAACAACAGCCGAAAACGCAGCAGACTCAACTCTCGTAGTTGGATCAAAGACTGCAGCACTTGCTACAGCAGTAGCAGGAACAATTCAGGTTGTCGTTACTGGTGTTTCATCAGCAGCAACAGTTGCTGGTCTTCCAGTACCAACTAAGGCAGCAACAGCGTCATTCGTTGTTTCAGATCTTAATGGAACAATTGCAGCACTTCGTGCAGAACTAGCAGCAGAAAAGGCTGGTCGTGCACTTGATGCACAGGCAGCATCTAACTTGCTCGCAGCAGAGAAGGCTGGTCGTGCAGCAGATAAGGTTGCAGCAGACAAGGCACTTGCAGATGCACTTGCAAAGGCATCAGCAGATGCAGTAACAGCAAAGGCAGAAGCAGATGTTGCTACCGCTGCAGCAGCAGCAAAGTACAAGGCAGAATACAATGCACTTGCTACAAAGTGGAACAAGAAGAATCCAAAGGCTAAGGTTGCTCTAAAGAATATCTTTGGCTCTATTCCCTTTGCTATTAGGCCTTGATAAAGCCCACGCAACAGAAGGCTTAACTGCTCAGGTTTATAATGTGCTGGGACAAAACAATGCCCCATATATTCCACAGGGAGCCTCTCCAGTACTAACTACAAACGTACCCAACATTGACTTCCAGTGGGGTAGTGGTAGCGTCTTAGGTGGGCCTTCAGAGGATGTTATAGTACGATTTACAGGGTCAATTAGAAGCAATACAACCCAGGATATATCATTTTTAGCCACAGCAGACGACGGGACTAAACTTTACATTGATGGTATCAATATAACAAATGACTGGTATGACAAAGGTGGCGGAGGAACTACAAGTGACCCAATATCATTTACAGCAGGAGTTCCAAAGACCATAGAGTTACTGTACTATGAAAATGGCGGGGGAGCAAATGTATTCCTTCATTGGGATCAATCTGGATCTATGGATATTATTCCAGCATCAGCCTTTACATCCCAAGCAGCACCAGTAGTCAAAACAATAGGTCCTCCAAGAAATTTAACAGTAGTAGATGGTGCTACTGCAACTACTTTGACTTGGGAAGCACCTAATACTGGCAACACTCAGCCAGAAAGATATGCTATAAGTTTTACAACTGAAGGACAAAATGGTTGGGGTATTGCAACTGGAAATGTTGGAGATGCTAATGCTCTTAATACAACAATAACAATTAATCATTCATTGCTTGAAGGTTTGATGCCAAGCGGAACAGTGTGGTCTTTTCATATTAGATCAGACAATGACACCTTGTCCTTGTATTCTGAAAACTCAAATGTAGTTACATTAAAAATTGGAAAGACTCAAGCAGAAAAAGATGCTGATGCAGCAGCAGCGATAGCAGCACAACAAGAATTAGATAGACAGTCATCAGCAAATACTGCTGTAACTAATTATGAAAATCAACCAATAACAACTCTATCAGAAGTGTCAATTGCAGAAAGTTTAAAGTTACTTGCTGATACTGCAACAGCGACAGTTTTAAATCAAAATATAAAAATATCGTTACAATCAAGAATTGATATAAAACAGTCTGCCGTATCTTCAGCAAAGGCCTCACTAACACAAGCAAAACTTGAAGCAGATGCTGCTGCATTGATAGCACAGCAAGCAGCAGAAGCCCAAGCAGAAGCAGCAAGACAGGCAGCATTGGCTGCAGAAGCAGCAAGAGTTGAAGCAGAAAGACAGGCAGCACTTGCAGAAGCAGCACGAATAGCAGCAGAACAAGAAGCAGCAAGACAGGCTGCTTTAGCAGCACAGGCAGAAGCAGATAGAGTTGCAGCAGAGATTGCTGCAGCAAAGGCTGAGGCTGATCGTATAGCAGCAGAAGAGGCTGCAGCAAAGGCCGAAGCAGATAGACTTGCTGCGGAAGAAGAAGCCGCAAAAGCAGAAGCAGATAGAATAAAGGCTGAAGAAGAAGCAGAAAAAGCCAGGGCAGAGGCAGAAGCAAAGGCAGAGGCAGATGCTAAGGCTGAGGCTGAAAGATTAGAAGCAGAGGCAGAAGCAATAAGACAAGCAGAGGAAGATGCAAAGGCTGAAGCAGAAGCAAAGAAAGCAGAAGAAGAGGCTGCAAAACAAGCAGAAGAAGATGCCAAAGCAGAGGCTGAGGCAAAGGCTAAAGAATTAGAAGAAGAA